AAGCAGAGTTTCGCCTCCAGGCAATCGCGCCAAAACACAGCAAGCAAAAAGCATGTCTGTTGGTCGCTTGACCGCTTCGTTCTTATATGTCCCTCAAAACAAACGCGAGACCGCATAATGCCAGCAATTCCCCCAGATCGCACGCACTACCCGACCGAAGCGCAGCGCCAGCTTGTCCAGTTGCACGCCACCATCGGCACGCCGCAAAAGGAAATCGCACGCATCATCGGCATTGATGATAAGACCCTCGCCAAGCATTACCGCGAGGAGCTTGATCTTGCGATGGCCAAGGCCAACGCTGCCATTGGCGGTGCGCTGTTCAGCAAGGCAAAGGGCGGCGACACCACCGCCATGATCTTCTGGATGAAAACGCGGGCGCGCTGGAAAGAGCAGCACCAGGTCGATCACACTTCCAGCGACGGCTCCATGACGCCGCGCGGGCTGGACGTGTCCAAGCTATCAACAGAGGCGCTGGCCGAAATCATGCGCGCCGCAGATGCACCTAAGCCCGAGTGACATTGCATCCGTCGAGCGCGAATTGTGCCGACGGTCCCTCGCGCATTTCGCCAAGCGGGCGTGGAGCGTCCTAGAACCAGCGACCGAACTCAAATGGGGCTGGGCGCTGGACGCAATCTGCGAACACCTGGAAGCTGTCACCCACAACGACATCCGCCGCCTGCTGATGAACGTCCCGCCAGGATCGATGAAGTCGCTTCTCACAAGCGTCATCTGGCCAGCATGGGAATGGGGACCGCAAAACATGCAGGCCATGCGCTTCATCAACACAGCCCACAAGCAGGATCTGGCCGTCCGCGATAACCTAAAATGCCGCCGCCTCATCCAATCATCGTGGTATCAGTCGCTCTGGCCCGTCGTCCTCACTGGCGACCAAAACGCCAAGACCAAATTCGAGAACGACAGAACCGGCTTCCGCGAGGCAATGGCCTTCACCAGCATGACAGGCTCGCGGGGTGATCGCGTGATCCTTGATGACCCGCACAGCGTGGATGATGCCAATTCGCAGGCCCACCTGGCCGCAGGCGTCAAGACATTCCGCGAGGCCTTGCCCAGCCGCGTGAACAACGACAAATCGGCCATCATCATAATCATGCAGCGATTGCACGAGGCCGACGTGTCCGCCGAGGCGCTGGCGCTTGGCTATGAACATCTGTGTATCCCAATGCGCTTTGAGCCTGCGCGCCGCTGCACCACCAGCATCGGCTGGCAAGATCCGCGCAAGATCGACGGCGAATTGATGTTTCCTGATCGCTTCCCGGAGGCGCAGGTGCGTGAGTTGGAAATATCTCTGGGCAGCTACGCCAGCGCGGGCCAATTGCAGCAACGCCCGGCACCCATTGGCGGCGGCATCCTGAAAGCAGATTGGTGGCGCTATTACACCGAGCCGCCCAAGTTGGAATATCGCATCGTTTACGCCGACACCGCGCAAAAGACAGGCACGCAGAACGACTACAGCGTCTTCCAATGCTGGGGCCGATCTCGTGATGGGCAGGCCGTTATGCTAGACCAAATCCGAGGAAAATGGGAAGCGCCGGAACTTCTCACCCAAGCCCGCGCATTCTGGGCAAAGCACAAGACGGGACCAGCACCGCTGCGCGCGTTTAAAGTTGAAGACAAAGTGTCGGGCACCGGCCTGATCCAAACGCTCAAGCGCGAAGGCCTGCCGATGATCGCCATCCAGCGCGACCGCGACAAAATTACCCGCGCCCACGACGCGGCTCCGATGATAGAGAGCGGCAACGTGATCCTGCCGCGTGACGCATCATGGCTGTCCGATTTCTTGGCCGAAGCTGCCGTGTTTCCCAACGGCCAGCATGATGACCAACTTGACCCAATGTTTGACGCCGTGTCAGACATGCTGCAAACCCCGCAAGCGTTTTTCGCTGTCATCTAGCCCGCAACCCCACGTTATGATATAACACCGCAAAAGCATCAGGAGCGCCGCGCATGGCTTGGCCTTTTACCCGCAAAATCGAGGTCAAAGAAAACCCTATTGGAGCGGCGTTTATTGTCCCCGGCGGCCAGCAATGGCAGCGTCCGAACAACCGCCGAGCCTATGTCGAAGAAGGCTATCAGCTAAACGTGATCGTTTATCGGGCGGTGACAGAAATTGCACGCGCCTGCGCTGACATTGAGGTCGAATTGGTGAACGCCAATGGCGACATCATTGAAAAACATCCTGCGCTGGATCTGCTCGCCCGTCCAAACCCAACGCAAGGCTTTGATAGTTGGATCAAGGAAGCCTTCACCAATTTCCTGCTGACCGGCGAAATGTCAATCTTGCGTTATCCCGAGGCCAGCCGTCCGGTCGAGCTTTGGAACGCATCGCCGCTTTACGTTAAAGTTGAGCCGGGCCGGGGCGGCATCCCGTCGGCTTACACCTACGATCAAAACGGAACATCCCGCACTTTCCGCGTGGAATATCCGTCTGGCCGGTCGCAAATGTTCTTTCATAAGATGTTCAACCCGATGGATTACTGGCGCGGGCAATCGCCGCTTGTCGCTGCTGGGCTTGCCGCCGACACCCATAATGCCGGAATGCGATGGAACTACAGCTTGCTGAAAAACAGCGCGCGTCCGTCGGGCCTTATCAAATTGGGCGAAGGCGCAGGCGGCGAAATCGTCGCGCGTCTGAAGGAGTGGTTTAAATCCGCGTTCCAAGGCGAACGCAGCGCAGGCGAAATCCCTGTACTTCCAGCCGGCGCAGAATGGCAGGCAATGGACACCAGCCCGCGCGATATGGATTTTTTGAACACGCAAAAGGAAGCCGCCAAGCTGATCGCCTCGGCATATGGCGTGCCGCTGCCGCTAATCGACAACGACGCCAGCACCTTTAACAATCTTGAGCAGGCCAAGGAGAAATTCTACACCGACACCATCCTGCCGCTGTTCCGCGAGTTTCTTTCGCAATTTGGCAACTGGCTGCTACCGCTGTTTGGCGAGGGGCTGCGGTTCCAGATTAACGAAGACAAGATTGGCGCGCTGGAGGGCATTCGAACCCGTCTGTTCACCCGCATGATGCAGGCCGTGGCCGTTGGCGTCTTGACCGTTGATGAGGCACGCGAGGCGATTGGCTATGATCCTCTGGGCGATGACGTGCAGACGCAGGACGTGCAGCGCGCCATGTCCTTGATCGGGTATGGCCGTGACTGACCAGCAGACAGCCCGCACACAATGGTTGGAGCAGGTTAAGCTGATCCGCAAATCCGAGCGGCGCATTGCAAAGGTCATGGGCCAAGCATACCGGGCAGGGCTTTTGCGCTGGCAATCAACAGGCGCGCCTGACATTCCGGTTGAGATCAAGCGAGATCTGGTGGCGGTCTTGACGCGCACTTGGTGGGATGCTGGCATCGTTGGCGGGCTAATGGCCGTCGATCAGGACAAGGGCGCTTATCCAACGCTTGAAACCAAGCAAGATGAGATGACGTTGTTTGAGCAGATCATGCTGCAATTTATCCAGCGCTTCGGCGCGATCAAAGTTCAACAGATCCTAGAGACAACCCGCGATCAGCTTGTCCGCATTATTGACAAAGGAATTCGCGAAGGGCTTGGCCAAGAAGCCATCGCCAAAATAATCGCCGACGCAATCCCGTCATTCAGCCGCACGCGCGCCCGCGTTATCGCCCGGACAGAAACGCACACAGCCGCAATGTATGCCAGCGAAGAAGTTGCCAAGACATCGCCCTTCCCAATGAACAAACGCTGGATCAGCGTATTCGACGCGCGCACCCGCGATTTCGGCGAGGCAGATGGCGAGGTGGACAGCTTTAACCACCGCGCTATGAACGAGGTAACTGTTGGGCCAGACGAACTGTTTGCCGTTCCAAAGGTGGGCGGATCTTTTGAACTTATGACCGGGCCAGGCGATCCTAACGGCTCGGCGGGCAATGTCATCAACTGCCGTTGCGCGCTTGTCTATCGCCGCGTTGGCAGGCCGTGGCCGAAAACCAGTGACGCCTAGCGTGGGCTTCCACGTTATGATATAACACCACGAAAGGACTGCCGCTATGCCGACGCCTAGACCAGCAGAAAGCCGCGATGAATGGCTTGACCGTTGCATGGGGGACGCGGAAGCTGTGGCGGATTTTCCTGACGCGGATCAGCGATATGCGGTTTGCATATCAAAGTGGGAAGGCAAGAAGAGCATGGAAATCAAAAGCCTTGCGCTTGAACTGAAGTCTGACGACGAAGGCATGGTCGAGGGCTATGGTTCCGTTTTCGGCGGCGTTGACAGTTATGGCGACACCATTGAGCCGGGGGCCTTTGCCTCGTCTATCGCCAAGCGCAAGCCCAAGATGCTTTGGCAGCATCGCATGGACAAGCCCATCGGCGTTTGGGATGAAGTGATGGAAGACGGCAAAGGCTTGCGCCTGAAAGGCCGCATCGCCGACACCGAATTGGGCCGCGAAGCCCGCCAGCTTATCAAGATGGGCGCAATGGATGGCTTGTCGATTGGCTATCGCACGCTGCAAGATGAAATGCGCGGCAACAACCGCATTCTAAAGCAAGTGGATCTGTGGGAAGTCTCATTTGTGACCATCCCAGCAGATGCGGCGGCAACCGTAACGGGCATTAAGTCAATCGCCACCGAGCGCGATTGCGAAGATGCGCTGCGCGATATGGGATTTTCACGGCGCGAGGCGAAAGCCTTTGTCGCTCGTGGGTGGGGTGGAATTCGTAATCTGCGAGATGCAGATGCGGGCCTTCCTGATGAAACTCTGCGGGATGCAGAGGCAATCAAAACTCAACTGGCAACCCTTTTGGAAAGGATCGGCAAATGACCGATATGACCGAAATCAAGGGGCTGGTGGAAAAGGTCAACGAAGCCCTTGTTCCGCTGCGCTCCGAAGTCGAAAGCATCAAGAACCGCGATGTTCTTGACGAGCAGAAGTTTGACCGCATGGCCGCTCAGGTCACCGGCGCTGTGGAAAAGCTGCAAGCGATTGAGGCGAAAAACGCCGCGCTTGAAGCCGCTATGCAGCGTGGCGACATGGGCAACGGCGGTGCTAAAGAAGCCGAAGCCAAAGCCAAGCTGGAAACCTTCCTCCGCAAGGAAGGCGAAAAAGGCATGGTTGAGATCAAGGCAATGGCCACCGATAGCCAGCCTGACGGCGGCTATCTGGTTATGCCGGAACTTTCGGCCACCGTGGTTTCGCGCGTCTTTGAAACCTCGCCGATCCGCTTGGTCGCCAATGTCGAACAGAGCGGCGCTAAATCGCGCACGTTCCTGATTGATGACGACGAAGGCTCGGCTGAATGGTCGGGTGAGAAGTCGGCTGCGACCGAAGACACCCCGGACGTTGGCGAGAAAGAAATCGTCGCGCACAACATCCGCGCGAAGATGAACGCCACTGCCGACGTTCTGGCTGACGCTTATGTTGATCTGGCCAATTGGCTGGTTCAAAAAGGATCGGACAAGATCGCCCGCACCGAGAACAGCGCGTTCTTTGCAGGCAACGGCGTCAACAAGCCGCGCGGACTGCTGACCTACGCTGCTTGGTCTTCGGCTGGCGTTTATGAGCGTGACAAAATCGAGCAAATCGCTTCCGGCGCTGCTACCGCGCTGACCGCGGAAGGCCTGATCGACACGCAGTATGCGCTCAAAGAGGCCTATCAGGGCGGCGCTGTTTGGATGATGAAGCGTGCCACGTTTGGTTCGGTCATCAAGCTAAAAGGTTCGGACAACTTTTTCTTCGGGCCGATGATGCTCGCCGAAGGCGTTCCGACCATGCAGCTTTTGGGCAAGCGGGTCATCTTTGCGGATGACATGCAGGCTCTCGGCACCGGCTCCAACTTGGCCGTAGCTTACGGTGACTTCTCGCGCGCTTACACCATCCTTGATCGGGTTGGCCTGCAAGTGCTGCGTGACCCCTACACCGCTCACCCACACACGATCTTCCATCTGACCCGCCGCACTGGTGGTGATGTGACGAACTTCGACGCGGTGAAACTCACCAAACTCGCCGCATCGTAAGGAGGGCAAAACATGGCTGTTTTCGATACCGTAAACGACAGCTCGTGGGTTCTGCTGGGCAAGCTGACGCTTTCCGGCACCTCGACCGTCACCACCGCTCTGGTGGACCTGCAAGGCTACAACGCCGCTGACATCGCGTTCCTGAACGCAACCGTCACCGACGCTGGCGCTGCCGCGGGCTATACTGCCAAGCTGCAAGAGGCTGACGTGACGACCGCAGGGTCTTTCACCGATGTTGCTGCCGCTGACGCCGTGAATGGCGCAGTGAACACGCAAACGACCTCCGATGCTGCTGACGACACGCTGACCGCTGTTCTGGGCTATGTGGGCAACAAGCGCTACGTGCGCGCGTCGGCCACCGGCACTGCCGCATCGGACGCCGTGGTTTATGTCATGGCTCGCCGCTCGCGTTCTGGCCTTTCGCGCCCGAACACCATCGTCGGGTCTTCGACGGCTGCGACCTGATCTTAGCCAGTGGGGCCAGCTTCGGTTGGCCCCATCACTAAGGACAGGAGATCCCATGCGCCTTTCGGAACTCATCAAAACACTTCGCCCCGCCCGATTTTCCGACAAATCGGGCGCTTTGCTATGGGGAACGTCCAACGGCCAAGACGTTGCGCTTCCCTATGTTCAAGCCGGGTGGATTAACGTTGCCGATGGTCAATATACGGCTGGCAGCCCGCTTTCGGTGACGGCCAACGTCAAAACGCAAATCACCATTGACGGCAATGGCGCAACCACCAATCGCTCTTATGCCAATGGAATGCACACCGATGTTTGGTCTGACAATCGCTTTAAGCCCGCCGACATTGGCGAGTGTTACACACTGCGCTTAACCGCTGTGCTGACGCAATCATCATCTGGATCTGGTCACTTTGCATTGTTCGAGGCAGACATCGGCACGGATGAAGTTCCTTTCATCTCAGCAGCACAGCCCGTCCCGCTTATCAAGGGCCAAGGCAATTCAACAGTGCTGACAATTGCCGCTCCGTTCTTTACGCTGGCGACATTCGGCCTTCGTGGTGCTAGATTGTTTATCACGCCTTCGGTCAATGTGACGCTGCACAGCGCCGCTATCTTTATTCAACGGACGTTCAAGCCATGATCTACAACCGCCGCACCGTTTCCGTTATCACCGAGCCGACATCCTTTGGCGTGACGCCTTTGGATATGCGAAATTTTCTTGCGCTTGCCGCGGGGCAAGATGTCGAATTGTTGCAAGATTTCATCGGCGCGGCTTATGACGCAATCCGGCAATACCTCCGACGATCAATTATCACAGAAACGCTTGAATTGCGGATGGACGGCTTTCCCGGTTATGACGAAGCACGCGAGATCGGGCTTGGGCAAGGCGTTCACACCGTATCATATCCTTGGATCGTCAATGGCGGCGGATCAATGGTTGATCTGCCGTTTGGACCTGTCGCATCCATCACCAGCATCAAAACCTATGGGCGCGACAACGCTGAAAGCACGTTTGCCAACACTCAATACCGCGCCGACGCCAGCCGCGTTTATCTTAACGAAAGCGCAACGTGGCCAACCGATCTTCGCAGTCGGGACAGCGTGGCGATCCGTTATGTCAGCGGCGACGCCAATCCTCCTCGCACAATCATTCTGGGCATCAAGCAGCACGTTGCAGCCATGTATGAATGCCGCGAGGGCTGCGAGATCCCAGCCATGACCAAAGCTATCCTTGCGCCTTATCGGCGCGTTGACACGATGGGGTTCTAATGGCGCTTTGCGGCAAATACAGCGCCGGGATGCTGCGCGAGATCGTGGCAATTCAAACCAAGACGCGCGCAGCCGATGACATGGGTGGGTTTGAGGTGACTTGGGCCGCAGTCCAAGGATCTGCGACCCGTGCGATGATTTCTGCTGCGCCTGGCAGCGAGCGCTGGGGCTACATGCGCCAAACGCCGGGCAATACTTACAAGATGGTGACGCGATGGTTTGACGGGGCATCTGGAGCGCAGCGCGTTGTCTGGAAAGGCCGCGAGTATGGCGTTCTTGGCGTGGTCGATCCTGACGGAATGGGCGATTGGCTTGAATGGCGACTTTCTGATGGGGTAGCATCGTGACCAGCGTCAACGTCCAGCTTGATGGCCTGCAACAGCTTCTCGCCCAGCTAAAGGCGCTTGGGGCAGATGCTGACGACATCGTGTTGGAAACGATTACCGATCTGGTGACGGACACGCACGCGCTGGCCGTTGCAGGTATTCAGCGTGGGCCGAAATCAGGCCGCACATATCGCAAAGGCGGTGTGACGCACCAAGCCTCTGCGCCCGGCCAATACCCGGCCAGCGACACTGGGCGGCTTGCAGGAAGCGTGCGGATGGAGATGCCGCAGCCGGGGCGCATTGTCGGGAGCGTTGGAACCGCTGTGGCCTATGGCCCACATCTGGAGTTTGGCACGTCTCGGATGGCTGCGCGTCCGTGGCTTCTGCCCAGCTTTGAGCGGGCCAAGATCGGCGTTGAGAAAGAATTGCGCGCACGGTTGGAGGCAAAAGTTTAATGGCAACGTCATTCACCACAGCAGCGCAATCGCTTGTATATGGCGCGATCAACGGAAACCTAACGGGCTGCACCGTTTTTGATACCGCTCCGTTTTTGCCGGAAGGCAAGCCAAACACGACTTTTCCATATTGCGTGATCGGCAGCGACACTCTTGTGCCGTGGGACACTGACGACAAACGTGGGGCAGAGATCACGATCACGCTGCACTTCTGGTCGCGCGCCAATGGCATGAAACAGGTCAAGGCGCTGATGGATCAAGCATATGGGTTGCTAAATCGCGCCACACTAACAAAGAATGGTTATCGCATTATTGACAGCCTGTTTGAGTTTGGCGAAACAATGGACGATCCAGATGGCCAAACAAAGCATGGCGTGCAACGCTATCGTTTGACAATAACCGAAGCCTAGCGCGGCTTTGCGCGTTATGGTATAACATCGCAAACGCCCAAGGAGGGATGAGACATGGCCGGTGCAAATGGTCGCGCTTTAACTATCAAGTGGGATGGCACAACGCTGGTTGGTGTCCGCACGCGCGGATATACAATCACCAATGATTATGTTGATGTCACGACTGACGATGACAACGGATGGCGCACCTTGCTTGCCAATCCCGGCCTGCGGTCGATGGAAGCCACGGTATCTGGCATTTCTTCGGATCAGATCCTGATCGCCGAAGTCATGAAAGCCAGCATCACGGGTGAGCCTCTTGCGGTCGAATTGCCCACCACGACCGGCACGCTTGGCGGCACGTTTCTTTGCTCCTCGTTTGAGCAGTCGGGCGAGCATGATGGCGCGGTTGAATTTTCGGCGACGTTCATGTCCAGTGGCGCTGTGACCTACACCGCCGGAACCTAAACCTGACAGGAGCATAAGATGGCAGGCGCAAACGGCAGAGACCTAAAGATCGAGTGGGGCGCTGGCCCTACTGTTCTGGTCGGCGTGAGAACCAAGGCTTACACGGCAACGAATGACTACGTTGACGTGACCACGGATGATGACCTTGGATGGCGCACGCTGCTTGCCACGCCTGGCCTTCGCTCAATCGAGGTGACGGTTGGCGGCATTTCGTCGGATCAGGTGCTGATTGCGGACATCATGGATGCCAACGTCGCGGCCAAGACCCTGCACATTGAATTCCCGATCACCACTGGCAACCTGACCGGCACGTTCCTTTGCTCATCCTTTGAGCAAAGCGGGGAGCATGATGGGGCGGTTGAATTCAGCGCCACCTTTATGTCCACAAGCACCGTCACATATAACGCGAGCGTCTAATGCACAGCATGATCGTCACGGTTGGCGGGCTTGAAATGGAACTCGCGCTAAACTTTGGGGCGGCGCGGGAAATATCGCAGAAGGTCGGCGATCCGCTGGGCATTGCCCGCGAGGCCGCGCTGGAGGCGATGATGTCGCAGGCTGGCATTGTTCACCAGCCAAAGTGGGTTCCTACCGTTGAGAACGTGCCGATGATTTTATGGATCGGCGCAAAGCACGGCGGGTCAGATGTAAAGCTGGAACGAGTGCAGGATGCGGTTTTCGCGCACGGCTTTATTGAAAGCAAAGGCGTTGCGCTGGATTACCTTGCCTGCGTCGTGACACCTTCGGCGCGTGAACGGTCGGAGGCTGGCAGCAAGGCCGACGCGGGGGAGTAACTTGGGCGGCGTTTGAGCGTTCATGTTATCAAGCCGCCCGGTCGTGGGACATCCAGCCTTCTGAGTTTTGGCGCTTGCCGCTGTGCGATTTCTGGGCAGAACTTGATGCCAAGATCGAAGAAGGCGAGCGGATCAAGGCCATGACGGAAGGCGCAAAAGGTGGTAGTGTCGGCAGGAATGGGAATGTCTTTAGCCATGCCGAGTGGGAAGACGCGCGTCGGCGGCATCGGGAGAAAGTAGCAAAATGACCGAGTTGGCCGCACTTAATGTCAAGATTACCGGCGACGCCGGGGATCTGAAAGCTGCCGTCTCTACCGCAACCGGCGAGTTGAACAAGGTCGCAGCAGCGGCTGGTAAGGCCAACACGGCCTCGGCTGGCCTGTCGTCTGGGCTTGCCAACACAACCAAGGCCGCAGGATCTAACGCGCACGCTCTGCGCGGGATCACCCAACAGCTTTCCCAAGTCGGTCAGCAGACAATGGCGACCGGCAACTTTATGCAGGCGTTGGCAATCCAGCTTCCCGACATTGGCTTGGCATTTGGCGCAGTTGGCACGGCGGCTGGCCTTTTGGCAGGTATTGCCTTGCCTATGCTGGCCAGCGCGTTTTCCAGCACGGCTGACCAAGCAAAGCCTCTAGTGACTTCCGTTGAGGGGCTTCAGGATAGCGTCTCAAATTATATTGAAGCGGCCAACGCAGCCAAAGTGCCGACCAGCGAATTGGCTGCTGAGTATGGCAATCTTGCGGTTCAAGCTAAGGCCGCGTTGACGGCGATTGCAGATGTGGCATTGGTTGATGCCATCATTGCGGCAGAGACGGCTGTGCAAGCGGTTATTGATAGCCTTCTTAATGTTCAGACCCTTTCCAACAAGATGCAGGTCTATATTTTGGCTGATAGTTTTGGCCTTGCCAAACAAGAAGCCCAAGGCCTTAGAGACGCGCTGGTTGATTTGACAAATGCCGAGGGTCTGCAAGCGCAGGCCGAAGCAGCGGCAGAAGTTCAGCGTCAACTTTTGGCGGCGTTTGGTTCTGTTGAGGCAATGCCTGGACCGCTTCAGCGCGCCTATGCGGCAATGGCATCAATCGTCATTGAAGCAGGTAAGGTCGTCACCGAAACCACATCATCAGAAACAGCCGCTGCACAACTGGCCACCGCAATGGATGCGGTGATTGCCAAGTATGCCATGAGCCGCACTATAGCTGGGCAGTTGGCGCAGGCAACATTGGACGCTGCTAAAAACGCCGCAACGCTGGCGCAAATGCAGCTTGCCGACAGGGGCATGGTTTATGGCAAGGTGGGCGCTCGCGGCGATCCGAGTAAAATAGCAGCAGGCGGTGGCGCAAGCCCGTTTGTCTACGGCGGCCCGACCCTTGATGCGTTCAACAATCCCATCGCCAATGGCGGTGGTGGTGGCGGTGCGAACCAGATCCAAAGCCAGCTTGAGGCCCTGCAAGAAAGCCTGATGAGCCAAGAGCAGCTTGAGGCGGAAAGTTTTGCGCGCCGTCAGGAAATGCTCAATTCTGCATTGCAGCAGCGCCTTCTATCGCAGGAAGAACACGCGCGGCTCATGGAGCAAGTGGAAAAGACCCACCAATTCTCCATGACCAAGGCCACCAATGACGGCGTGCAGACCACGTTGGGCCACCTTGGGCAGTTGTTCCAAGGCTCCAAGAAAATCGGAGCGGCCATCGCGCTAACAAACTCTTGGCTGGCCTTCACAGAGGTTCTAAAAGATCCGGCCTATATTGGTCGGCCATTCGCTCGATTTGCAGCCGCAGGCGCCGCACTGTCGTCGGGCCTAAACGCCGTGCGCAGCATCAAAAGCGGAAGCTCTAGTGGAAGCGCAGGCGCGGGCGCTGGCAGTGCAGCGGGCGGTGGTGCAGGCGCTGCGCCGCAGCAAACATCAAATATCAGCCTGCAACTTGTCGGTGGGGATTTGTTCAGCCGCGATCAGGTGATACGCCTCATCAACTCCATTAACGAGGCTACGGCTGACGGCGCGAGGATTGCCCTAAGATGACCCTGATCCTGCAATCTGGATACACCTTGCCCGGCGGCGACCAACCGCTTACTCACGCACGCATCGCGCACAGCCAAAATTGGCGGTCCGGCGGAACGGCTGTTGCGTCCAGCACCGCCTCTGGCTTTTTCGCCAACGCGCCGCTTAACACGTTGACTTATGAAAAGTGGAAGCCGACCGGGGCTACTGGGTCGTGGGAGTATAACCACGGATCTTCGGTGTCGTGCAATTATTGCTGCGTTGGCGGGCACACGCTTGGAACGTCGGGCTCGACCATTGCAGTCGAATACTGGAATGGATCTGCATGGGTGGCGCTCTCGCCATCAACCGCTGTGCCGGACAACAGCGCCATCTTTTCAATATTTGCGCCAATTAGCGCTCAACGTTGGCGCGTCAACATTTCCGCTGGATCGGCAGCACCAGAAATCGCTGTCATTAAGTTTGGCACGGCGCTGCAAATGGAGCGTCCGCTTTACGGCGGTCACAGCCCGATCATGCTGGCGCGGCAGACGGTCATGAAGATGAACGAGAGCGAAACAGGCGAATATCTCGGCATGTCCAAGTGGCGCACCTATCTGCAATCATCCTTTGCATGGCAGAACCTGACAGCGGCATGGGTGCGGTCCAACTGGCAGACCATGCAGCGCGCGGTGGAAACAGAACCGTTCTTCATCGCATGGCGGCCAGCATCGTTTGGCGAAGTGGCTTATGGTCGCACAATGGGCGTGCCGATCCCAACCAACTCTGGCACGCGGGATCTGATGTCGGTGGAGTTGCAGATGCGGGCGTTGTCCTATGACTGAAACAACCGTTGGCCGGGAACCCATCCAAATCGTCGAGATCAAGCAGCCGCTTTGCTCGCGCGTCTATGGCGTGGCACCTTGCACGGCCAGCGGGCCAGATGCGCTCAAATGCTACAACACCAGATCCACCTGTCAGGATACTGCCAACTTCGCATTCGGCACGCCTCTGAGCCTGTTCTTCTCGTCTGGCAAGGTCAGCGAGCGGTCTGTCTCGGGCGCGAATTACATCATCCCATCGCTTGTGGGCGTTTCAACATCGCCCACCAAGATCAACCTTGCCGGCGCAAACCCGGACGCGCAGGGATTGGGCAATCGGGCGCTTTGCACGATCACCTTTCAGGACCACATCCACACCGACCGCGTTGTTGATCCCTATGTGGATGGGCGTGGCACCGATCCTCTGACGCTTGGCACGTTCTGGGCCAAGTGGATGGCGCGGAACAAATACCGCCAGAACATCCAGATCGTCGTTTATGAGGGGTATTTCGGGCAGGCGCTTTCAGCCATGTCGCAGAAAACCTATTTCTTCGAGAGCATCCAAGGGCCGGATGACGGCGGGCGCATCACGATCCAAGGCAAGGACATTCTGGCGCGGTTGGAAGAGCGCAAGGCCCAAGCGCCTCTGGCCTCGCCTGGCGTGCTTTATGTGGCTATCAATGCTGCCGTGACATCGTTTGAGGTGTCGGGCGCAGTCGAGGCAGACTATCCGGCGACCGGGACCATCCGCATTGACAACGAGATCATGACCTACACGGGGCGGGCCACGTCCACCAATGGCGTGACGTTTACCGGGGTTACTCGCGGCACGGATGGATCGGTGGCCGCCACGCACAACGTCAACGCACTGGCTCAAAACTGCCTGCGGATTGTCGATCAGCGCGTTGATGACACGCTTCAACTGTTGTTGGAAACCTACGGCAACATTCCGGCGGCTTATCTGGATTTGGCAGGTTGGGCGACCGAAGTCAGCGCATACTTATCTTTTTGGCGGCTCAATGCGCTTATTACCATTCCGACATCGGTGACACAGCTTGCCAGCGACATTCAGGAACAAGTGCTGGTCAACGCTTGGTGGGATGAAAAGGACGCGCTGGTCAAGCTAAAGGCCATTCGTGGCGTTGATGCAGAGCCGCCGTTGCTGACGGCCGAAAACAACATAATTTCAGGATCATTCGTCCTGACCGAAAAGCCGCGTGAGCGCGTGTCGCAGGTCTGGGTCTATTATGACCAGCGCGACAAAACGCGAGGCGCAAACGAAGAAGCCAATTTTTCGTCGGCGGTCATCGTGGCTGATCTGGTGGCCGAGGCGCTTTATGACGAGCCGTCGATCCGAAAGATTTATGGCACGTTCCTATCCAGCGAAGCGTTGGCAGGCACGACTGCATCCAAGATCATCACGCGATACGTTGATGTGCCGTCACAGGTGCAGTTTCGCATGGACGCCAAGGATCGAGCCTATTGGGTGGGCGACACCGTGCGGATCAGCCACCCGAATGACGTTGACCAATACGGCAACCGTCGCATCCGGCAATGGTCGATCATCTCGGCGGAAGAGGTGGAGCCTGGCGAAACCGTGCAATATGTTGCGGAGGACACCACGCTTTATGGGCGGATTTACTACATCATGGCTTCTGGATCGGCCAACTATCCGGGATATGATGTCGCGCCGTTCAAAAACGGGTATATAGGCAATGCAAGCGGCGTCGTGTCTGACGGCCAAACAGCAGCGAGGATCTCATGACAAGTTATGTCGCAATCCCAAACGGGGACATTGATCAGGACAGCCCAGTAACGCAGCCTCTGATGACGGCGCTGCGTGATAACCCGATTGCGATTGGTGAAAAAGACACAACCGTTCCGACTGGGCTTAGATTGGGCTATTGGTTTCTTGGAACCATCAACACGACCAGTGGCACAAGCCAAACTTTGTCGGGGTTGACGTTGACCAATTACACCGCAGTGGTCCTTGAGTTTAACGACGTCAACGTCAACTCATCACTAACAAACTTTAACCTACGGATTAACTCCACCACTGGGCAGATCATCTCAGAAAACTGGTCAGGCGTCACGACGGACGGCTGGTTCGGGATTATGACCATCATGCTATCAACTGGGGTTTTTTCCTCCATGCTTGCCGTCGGCGCTACCGTTCCAACGTCCGCGCAAGGAGAAGTCTGGGCAGGGGATTGCAACG